ATTTTAGAAGGCAATATTTGAGGTAGAACGGACTCGGGGGCGGTACCCGAATCGTCCACCATAGATGCACTTTAAGTAACAGGACAACATGTTTCGGACTGTGGGATTAGGCGAGGCGGTAAGTGTATCTTTGCTGGGCGATAAATAGGATCGACGTATATTGAGAATAAAGTCTAGGTTGCCGGGATGTAAGCGCCGTTACCGCGAACGAAACTACTAACTGCAAACACAAACGCAGCTCCTAAGGCTTACGCTCTCGCAGCATAAGTACTGTGGGTTCGGCAGAACCTAGAAACAGAATCTGCCCGTCATGACCCTCGCGTTATTGGGTTTCGGGTATGGGCTCCACCTTTAACGGGCCCGCTTACTAAAAGGATATTGAATGAGTTTAAAAGAATTAACATGGGAAAATCATAAAAAGGCAGAACGTAGAGGTTTTGCTAAAATTCTTTTAGGTGGTAATATAACCCCAGAACTATATTATCGTTATATAACCAACCAATACTACTGCTACGTTATTCTTGAAGATGCATTGAAAATTCAAGGGCTACCAAAAAATCTACATGGCGTATTCCGAGCTAATCGCATTTTAAATGATATGCAGGAGTTGGAACATCTACATGGATTTGCGTATAGATCAGAATTGACAGGACTATCAAATTCTCAATATGTAGATCATATCTATAATCTAGAAAAGAATGGTGAGTATAAGAAACTTCTTGCACATATGTATGTCCGACATTTCGGCGATATGTACGGTGGTGCGATTATTAAAAAGCGAGTACCTGGTTCTGGCACAATGTATGATTTTGACAATAAAGAAGAACTCAAGCAGCTGCTTAGAGAAATATTGACAGATGATATGGCAGAAGAAGCTAATATCTGTTTTGAATTTGCTATTAGACTTTTTGAGGAGTTAGACCAATATGTCGAAAATATGGGAAAATCTGATTGATCTAAAAGATCATTTCATAGAACAATTTGATAATACAGGCGATGAAAAGTTTGAGGAGGGTATGGGTCGGTTTAATCAACCAGGATGGATCAACCGTGTCTGGTCGTCAGACTGCTTTCGCAGAGCGCATATTGATGTCGTAGATGCCCGTGAGAGTAAAGGTCTGTGGATGATGCACGTATGTGTATTTCCTCACCTAAGCAGTGATGCTCCTATTTTTGGATTTGATGTTATTGCTGGTAAGAATAAAATGACTGGTGCATTTCACGACTTTAGCCCTACTGTAAACAGTGAACATGAAATGATAAAGCACTTCATTGAAGTTTCAGAAATGCTTGCTTGGAAGAGAGAACGTGAGCTCCCAGATTGGGCAAAAGCTATCTTTAATAACGAGATGATTGCTGCTGGTAATATTAACGGCGACAACGAGATTGACCAACTGATTTCTAGTGTAAAATCAAATCTTGAATACTACTTAGTAAATCTACCACTTTTTAATGGTGTTGCAGATATAGATATTGTTATTAAAGCTCAAAATAGATATTCATATTACCAAAAGCAAAATCCGCACACCCCAAGAACTATGCAAGCATTAGGATTAAACGAAGAAGATGTTACTACATTTATCCAAAAGTGCTTATTCCCAGAAGTAGTAGATGACCACAGATCACATCGCTTATAAGTCGTTTCCTCATCATAGAAAGTGGTTCAACAAGCTTTGGCTTTCCGAACAATTAGGATATCATTGTGGTCCGGCTGGTACTGCACCTTCTTATTCTAGATATTACATTACCAGACCTATTATGAATCTTTCTGGTATGTCATTGAATGCTAAAAAGATCTTTATAGATGCAGGTGATGTATCTAAAGTATCACCTGGACATTTCTGGTGTGAACGGTTTAATGGATGTCAATACTCAGTTTCATATAAATTCCAAGACGGTCATTGGGTACCATTTCTTTCATATCAAGCATATAGAGATGAAAATAATCTATACAAATTCCAGAAATGGGTTAGGACAGATTGGGCTATAGCTTTACCAAGTTGGTTTAATGTCTTATCCGATGTCGACACTATTAATGTAGAATTCATAGATAACAACATCATCGAAGTGCACCTCCGTGATACACCTGACCCACAATATAATGAATTGATACCTATTTGGGAATCCGATCAACAAGTGGTTGACATATATAAGGAATTGGGATATAGTTATATAGAGAACTGGGACAATGGTGACGGTTTTCTAGACAACCCCCGTATAGGTTTTATGGTAAAATAGGAAGGAAACAAATGCTATTATCTACTATCTTTAAAGAATCCAATGGCGTATCCATGCGCGCCGAAATTCACGACACTGAAGCCGGCTACTCAATTGAATACTACGGCCCAACTGGCTTCATCAAATCAGAAACATATCATGATAAATCAATTCAATATGTTGAAAGTGCAGCATCAAATTGGGTAAATGATACTAAGGTGCTAAATGGGTAATTATGAAATTAATAGCGAAGAAGGATATGTTCGGCTAGAATTATCACCCGGCGTATATGAATATATAGTATCAAATGAATTATTTGACAATTATTCATATAAAGCAACAAGACTATTCGAGCACGCCTATCTGCGAGGGCAAAGTGATCTTCGTCGCAATATAAGGGGATTATTGAACACATGATTACTACATTATCAGCAGAAAAAATACATCACGATATATCGGAAATGCTATCACGTGGTACTACATATATCGAAGCACTGATACAATACTCAAAAGAAACTGATATTGAAATTGAAACTATTGCAGAAATTGTAAAGAAGTCTCCTGTGATGAAAGAAAAGATCCGGACAGAAGCAGTAAAGATGAAATTGGTGAAGCGAGATCAACATGAATCACAATTATGCGACTGAGGGTGCATTTAAAACCTACATAGATTATCTTGCACTTAAACGGCATTTTACCACTAAAACATATGATTACCACAAATATAATGGTAAGGTAAAAGCGTCACTTGATGCATTTCAAACACGTAAAGATGTTTTCTTTTTCTATAAGTTATCTTTACGACCCGAAAGACATGATCTTATGCTTTCAAATATTGTAAAAAATCCCAATATATGGGCAGGCGATTTCTTGGAAGAACCTGCCGAGGAGACATATATAAATTGGAAAAAACGACTTGATGGTCTTACTTATCATTTTCAGCAAGACCTGAAAGAACTAGACGACGACTACAAAAGTAACTTTATTGTCCCAGAGGGCCAGCATCCTAAGTTACTATCATACTTCCTACAACGAAAATTATCACTTGAGACATTTACTATACTTACAAATTTATGTAATACATTAGATTATTGGAATGAAAAAGTAGTTGACAAAATAGTAGCAGGTGATAAAATACAACTATCAAGAAAATATTACCCATTTCTTGACTTTGATCGAAAAAAGTTTTCAACGATCATCAAAAGCCACATTGCTTCAGTATAAATATACTTGCCTAAGACATTTAGGCAATATACTTAAATATAACGCAATTTGCAATATAACGCACATATAAAGGAGACATCATATGTCATTCGATTTACTAAAAAAGAACCGTTCCAAGTCACTAGAAAAGCTTACTGAGCAACTAGACAAGATTGGATCAAAAGGTTATTCCAACCCAGACGAGGGTAAATTCTGGAAACCTACAAAGGATTCAGCAGGTAATGGCTTTGCAATTATCCGATTCCTACCAGCACCTGAAAATGAAGATATGCCTTTTGTTCGTACGTGGGATCACGGCTTCCAAGGACCTGGTGGTTGGTACATCGAAAACTCACTTACTACAATAGGCCAGGACGACCCACTTTCAGAGTTCAACTCTAAGCTTTGGAACAGTGGCAGTGATGCAGATAAAGAGCAAGCACGCAAACAGAAGCGCCGTCTTAAATATGTATCAAATATCTATGTCGTAAAAGACTCAGGTAACCCTGAAAATGAAGGCAAGGTCTTTATGTTCTCTTACGGTAAAAAGATCTGGGACAAACTTAATGATATGATGAACCCATCATTTGAAGATGAGAACCCAGTAAATCCATTTGATCTATGGGAAGGTGCAAATTTCCGTCTTAAAATTCGTCAATTTGAAGGGTATCCAAATTACGACAAGTCTGAGTTTGATACACCATCTGCGCTATTTGAGGATGATGATAAACTAGAAGAAGTCTGGAAACAGCAACATTCTCTTCAGGAACGACTTGCGGCAAAAAACTTCAAAACATATGACGAGTTGCATGCAAAACTATATCGTGTACTAGGTATTACTGGTGATACAGGCAAGCGTGCATCCGCATCCGCGACCGCAGAAAATGATCTAGATGAAGAACTAGACATGAGCAAACTAGGTAAGACTGCTGAGTCTAGCCCTGGTAAGGAAGAAGATATTAGTTCATCCGTTGCAAGCGACGATTCCGATTCCGATTTGGAATTTTTTCGTAATCTCGCAAAGGGTTAATAACTAATTACAAGGGGCTTGGCAGTAGTTGAGCCCCTTATTTTATTGGAGCTTATATAATGAAAAAAGAACATGAAGTAGATAACTTCGACTTTGGCTTTAGTTTTGTTGATGAAGATTATGAAGAAGTCAAAGAAGTTAATACTAAATTAACACAAGACGTTTCAACTAGCCAAGTAAAGGTTGATGATCTTGAAGCCAGACTGGAACAGTTATATAATGCAATTGTTCCTTTCCTAGATAATCTTTGTAAAAATCCTGAAAAGTCAACTATACTTTGGCCTAATAGAGTAGAAAAGATTCAGGCTTATAAGAAGAAATTGGAAACAATTGCTAAGAAGTAGTCAGAGTGGGATCTGACTTAAACTAAAATAAACCTACATTTAACAAAGGAGAACTAAATGAAAAATAATCTATTAGAACGAGTACTTAAGAACAGCCCAACAAAACATGCTTCTATTCTTTCCGAATCGGAATTTTTTAAAGACAAAGACATTATTCCTACCGATCTTCCAATTTTAAATATTGCATTTTCTGGCAGTGTAGATGGAGGTTTGAGTTCTGGTCTTACTATTTTGGCAGGTCAAAGTAAATCATTTAAAACATTACTAGGCCTTCTATGTATTAAAGCTTATCTTGATAAGTATAGTGAATCAATTGCAGTGCTGTATGATTCAGAGGGTGGCATAACACCAGAATATCTTATGTCAAACGGAATTGATCCTACGCGTGTAATTCATATTCCTATTGAGCATATTGAAATGCTTAAGTTTGATATGGTAAAAACACTTAAGGAAATTGACCGTAAAGATAAAGTAATCATGATGATTGATTCTATCGGCAATACTGCATCTCTAAAAGAACTCGATGATGCTGAAAATGAAAAATCAGTTGCAGAGATGCAAAGAGCAAAGTCTCTTAAAGCTCTATTCCGTATGATTACACCATCACTTATATCTAAGGATGTTCCTTGTGTCGCAGTGGCACATACATATTCAACAATGTGTTTAGCCGGAGACACCCTCATAAAAACTACCAAAGGTCTAAAAGAAATAAGAAAAATAGAAGTCGGGGATATCGTATTTACTCATAAAGGCTCGGCTCCAGTTACAAAAACTTTCGGGCCCGATGTTCTTGACCCATTTGGCAAACAGTTCATGGAACTAGAATTCGATGATGGCTCTATTGTGAAATGTACACACGACCATAAGTTTCTTATAGAAGGAGACAAATGGGTGGAAGCTAATGATATAGTACTCGGTCAAATGATGAAATAAGTCATACATACTAGCAAAATCTCCTTTATTATAGATAGTAAGTATGACTTATAAAGGAGAA